ATGGGGGTTAGGAAGCCCACAACCCTTGAAAAAATCTCCGTGCGGGTACGCTTTTTTGCGCCCTTGTCTTTATCCATCACACAATCCTCTCTTCCACGATCTCTCCCCCGACCTCAAGCGTCACGCTCCCAGGGAGATAGCGACGTTCGAACGAGCGGAAAAACCTTCTGGCGCGGCGCTCGTCCGGACCAAAAGAAAAAATGCTCTCCTGATTCAGAGAGCGTCCCCACGGGCAAAAGCACACGCGCCACCGGGTCAAGGGCTCGCCATTTTCGAATCCCTCGATGCTTTCGGGGTTGGGTGTGTGGGTTAGGAGGGTTGTTTTCATCTTTACCTCCACCTACTTATTCAGCCAATACACAAGGGCAAGGCTGGCGAGAGTCATAACGGTAATGCAGATCATTTCCGCAATTTCAGGGCTCATCTCTTCCTCCTCCTCATATCGACCTCAATCCACCTGTTCCGTACGAACACAGCTTTTTCACATGCGCTGCAAAAATAGAGAATTTCCTCGTTTTCGGAGTCGTAAACAATCGGCTCCATCTCTTTGTGGCATTCCCGGCAAGCGATTTCTGGCCACAGCGTGATGTTCTCGGGAGAGGTATCTTCCACGGTGTCTTCCGTGGTCTTCCGTGGCGAAGTAAAAGCACAGCTCTCTGCCAGCTCCCTTTCTGCAAGCTCCACTTCTTTCTGCAGATAATGCAACGCCTTGTTGAGGTCCACCAGGCGTTCCGGACTCTTCCGCCCTGCCCGGCAGATGTACTTAAGGACGTTCCCCAGGTAATAATCCAAGCCCCAGGCATCAATCACGTCCCAGGGCTGTAAGTCGCTGAAGCTGTAGTGTGCGGGACATTTGTCACGTGCGTTCATGCGTTCTCTCCTCTCGCTTTTGCAATAACTTTATTCAGCCTATCCACCAAGCCAATAGGTACATAATATTCACTCCAGTACTCCGAGCATCCCTGGAGTTCGAGGAGCATCGAAAGCATCTCCTCCTGCATGGTGTGCGATATGTCCGTGCGGGCGTTCCATGCCTGGACTGCCTTTTTCTTTGACGACCACCATCCGGTGCTTGCATTACACGCCAGGCAGACGACACCGAAAAGATGAGAAGCGGCCTTAATATCCTTGCCTTCTGCAATCCGGTGTCCGCAGAAGGGGCAGGGTTTGAGACTTCTCATTCTTCTCCCCTCACTTTCGCCAGGGCAGTTTTCACTTTGCTTTGCGCCTCATCAAAAGCAGAGTCCCAGTCACGAAAACTGTCCATGTCGCTTAAGTCCAATCTGTTGTATAGCTGAAAAACTCGCTCAGATGACTCTAGCGCGTCATACATTTCTTCTACCATCTTGCGAGTTCCTGCAACGTGGAGATTCCAATCTCGAACTGCTTCCGAAAAACTATCCATCCAAGAGCTCTGTTTGCCACAATCAATGCAGCACATGCAAACTAGCCCTTTTCTGTTGCTCCACTCGCGGGGGGCTCCACCGCATCTGCATGCCTTGAGCTTCATACTCCCCCTCCCCTAGCTTTCTTGATAACCTCCCGGCACAGCCGTTGTATCTGCTCTTGGTTCATATAGTCTGATTCTTCGCTGTCACCGACAACTGCCTCAAGAGCGCGCAACATTTCTTTTTCAAGTGCGGTCATGATTCGCACCTCGCTTTCCGCTCATTATTCTCTCCTCACTTCCTTGGGCTCATCAGGCATCGGAGGACATCTACGCCAATGCGTTACTACATAGCCCTCCTCGTGGGAAATCGCCCAATGTTGCGCTTTTTCTCCAAGCTGTCTTGCTGCTGACAGATACCTGACGTTGAGGTAAAAATTGACAGCCTCGTCCTTATCAGGATAAAACTTCGAAACCATGATACGAAAATGGTCTTCCGGAAATTTAAGATGGTCTCTTGAAGGTGCCACAACAACCTCAAAAAACCCCTTTTCCTTCGGGAGATCGTCTTCGACGGAGGTCCAAGTCTCTTCCAGGGCCTTTTCCAACTCCGGCACGGAAGCAATTCTCCTCGCATTTGCCTCCACGTCTTCACGTGATGCAGGGTGTTCCCAATGCACGGTTGCAATAAGTTGGACATAACCGCATGTTTCACCAGGGATTTCGACAATATGGAAAACTTGAAAATCAAATTTATCGTGTGGCGATACTTGAAATTCCCATTTTCCTGGGGTTCCTTTTTCTTTTCCCATCACGCCACAACCTCCTCCCGTTCCGCATCCGTCACATTCGCCCGCACCAGTGCCTCGGCGAGAGGAGGGCAAACCGAGTTGCCAACCATTCGGACCTGGGCCGTTTTCGTGATCCGCTTTCCACCACCAATCTCGAAATCAATCTTGTAGTCTTCGGGAAAACCTTGGGCTCTGTACAGTTCTCGCGGTTGCAACATGCGCATTCCAATATCTGCAAGAACATAATCTTCTCCGCCGATTTGGACCGTCACCAGTCCGAATCGGTCACGGCTGGTTATCGTGTCCAGAGGCAAGCTCACGTCCTGTGCCGATGACGTTCCGTAATATTTCACAAGGAACGACGCCACAAGTTGCGCATGCCCCATCCCTCCTGCTGTTATCGTTCCTATGGGCTCCCTGCAATCAGAACCCGTGGATTGCCCAAACTGGCGCACCACGTGTGCCGATACCAAGGAGTGGTGATCAACAGCCGTCACGGTGCCTATGGGTTCGTCTATTTTCGAGCCAACAACCCCGGTATAGTGTTTTGCCAAAAATGCGGAGACGAGGGCAAATTTATTGCTTTGAGTTGTTACAGTGTGAAGAGGAGTGCTAAGGCCCTGGAAAGGATAATCCCCGAAATTATTTTTAACCAATGCCGGACTTACAAGGGCATATCTTGGGTTGGTGTCAATGACATTAATGGGGCGGACTATTTCCTGCCCACGAAAGTCATTTTTCCCTTTTTCCCCGTGATATTGGATAAGAAAAGGGTTTGGACTCGCGAGAACATACTTCACAATTCCCCTCGCAATCCTCCGACAGGTAGCATCTGCCAATGGCTTCGCTCTCTCAAAAATCGATGGACACGGAAGGCTCCAGTCGATGCATTCCGCTGCCGTCCGGTAAGGAATTCTCCCCGGTCCATGCGTTGACTCAGGCCAAACAATGGGATTCCCGTCGCACCGAGCGACGAGAAAAAATCTCTTGCGAATCGTCGGAGCCCCATAATCACAGGCTCGAAGCTCCCTCCACTCCACGTGATACCCCAAGACCTGCAAGGAACGAATAAAGTTCAGGAACGTCTCTCCCGCCCGGTCTTTGTCTGGGTATCCCCCATCGTCCAGAGGCCCCCAGGTCTTAAATTCCTCCACGTTCTCAAGGATTATGACCGCAGGAGACACCGCCTCGGCCCACCGGACCGCCACCCATGCAAGCCCTCGGATTTTCTTCTCCCTGGGCTTTGCTCCCTTTGCTTTGCTGAAGTGGGTGCAGTCTGGCGAAAACCACGCCAAATCAACAGGCTGCCCTTTACAAACCGCCACCGGATCCACATGCCAGACATCCTCGCAGAGATGCAGAGTGTCGGGGTGATTCACCGCATGCATGGCGAGGGCTTCAGGATCATGGTTTACCGCTATATCCACGGGTCTTCCCATGGCGGCCTCTATTCCGGTTGAAGCCCCTCCGCCACCCGCGAAGTTATCTACCAGGAGCCCCATCGGTGTCTCCCACACTCTTCCCAAACGAATACCCCGCCATGTATGCCAAAAACATGTCGTTTACGTTCGCGTAAAAATGCTGATATTTCCAACTTTCTTTTCCCTCTCGAACCGGGTGGTTATATGCAAAATCCCGCTCGAACTGCTCCATGAGTTCGTAAAATTCTTTCGTCCCGACTTTCACGCTACCCCTCCCCTCACAACCTCAAGCCCAAGATCCTCCACCTCACCTTTAGCCCGCTCTGCCAATATTTGCGCAGAGCACCGAAGATGGAGATCTATTACCCGATCATCAACTACCCGCCGGACGTAGCTACCTTCGATTTTTTCGCCGCAGAGAGCACAAAAACGCATATAAGCCTCCAATTCTCCCGCCAAAACAAAAGAGCACCCCCCAGAAAGGCTAAAAACGGCCTCCTCGCCAAAGTGCGCCTATCCTGCTAACCCCATTTTGCGCCTGAAATCCTCCAGATCCCGGTTGACGATTTCCGCCCATTTTTCGAGGCCGTATTCTTCAACCTTTCGTCTATGCCAGGGAACTTCGCTTTTCGGGAGCGGACGGAGGGCAATCAAATCCCGTGGCCGTTCGGAGATGAAATAGATCCATGCTCTTTGCCCTGGCTGCCGCTGCCTCCCCACGCTGCCGCCATTACGATGTGACAGCCGCCAGAGGGTGGAGCCTACCTGAGAGCTGGGAAGCCCGGTAATCTGCACCACCTGCCTTGTGGTAGCGGGCTTGCCTATCTCCTCCAAGGCCCAAATAATGCGCTCGGTTACGGTGAGGGATTCGTCTTTACCCTGCATCGCTTTCTCCGAAGGCTAAGGTATATTCATACACCAGGGAACCGCTTGTCGTTTTCCTTGGAGTTCTGGTTACTCTTCCCTCTCTCCAGAGAGAACATAAAGCCGTTGATGCTTTATTCGGGGCCGTCGGCTCGTCCATCCCGAGGCTTTCCGCTACTGTCCGGCTTGTCGCAGGCCCACCCTTTTTCTCCAAGAGGCTCAACGTTCGATCTCGAAGCGTAGGTTTCTTTGTGATTTTCACGTGCCCGCCACACTCCATGCAGGAATATAGCTTCGTCCCATCAATTTCCACCAAGAGGCTTTTTTCTCCAGCGGGAATATCCTTCTTGCACCAGAGGCAGGTGTACGCTTCTGGTGCTGGTAGCTTTATTATTGTCGTCAAAACAACCTCCCTTGCATCTCCTCCCGCTCATTTCGCCATGCTGCTATCTGTTCGTCGAGATCCGCGATCTGCGCCTTGATTTCGGCACGCTTTTCGTCTGTGAACGTATGCCGGAGGGCTTCTTGTAGCCCGTCGCGAGTGCTGAGGAGCGAGAATATCTCACCCATTCGTACTCACCATCCATCCGTACCGGGCTATCAGAGCGGCATCGCTGCGCCCGTCCTTCGGCTTCCGACATCGTCCCGGGGTGAGCTCGATACCCGGGAATAGCTGCATAGCCAAAGAGACGCTTTTCTCCTTGGTGGTACTCCCGGTAGCAACGCCTTTGAAAAGAGCTTTCTGCCATGTCGCGGGGCGTACCGTCAGGAGGGGCAGACGCAAAGCGGCGACCATTCCACGCCACAGACCGAACCCCTCGCCGATACGGAACGTGCTCGTGATCCCCTGTCCGGGCATCCCCTGGGCCTGTTCGATTGTCACCGTCACATCATCACGCCCGGAGAGCGTCATCACCATGGCATCCAGGTTGTAAATCGTCTTGTTCCCGGCTTTCACGGTGGGAGCATCGGCAACCCATAACAGCTTCCCGGCGGCATCCAAAGCAGCCACTGCTCCGGAAAGCCCTGGGTCAATCCCGTAGTAAAGCATCAGCCCACCCGCTTCACAATCCCGCTCGCGAGGGAGGAAAGCTCTTTTTCTTCGGCGGTGCCGCTGCCCAGCGCCTCGTAATCTTCCAGGGGCTCCCCGGTTTTGGCATCCACAATCGTGCCCGGTTGGAGCTCGTACCCATCCCTCCGCCGCGTCCTTTCTCCCCAGCCGATACAGTACGGCGGGACCACGTCCCAGCCGACATCGTTCCGCTTGGCAACGGCGAAATGCCGCGCAAAATCCTGCTCCCGAAACGGAAGCACGTCGGTGGTAATGCTGCAAACTTCCTGCCATCCCCCCATGCGCTCGATGGCGTAGACTATGGCTGGGTCCGGGAATCTGAGCGACGTGGTGTAGCCATATTTCGCTGCGCACCGCAAGACGAATTGCCATGCTAGCGTCGCCTGCTCCTCCACGGAGCCTTCGAGCCGGGAGATTATGTCAGCCGGTTTCGGGGGGAATTGGGATTCCCTCAGATGCGCTCCAAGTGCCCGTTGAATGTCCAGCAGCGGGTATTTTTTCAGCGACTCGAAGCAGATTGACATGCCGTATTCCGAGGGCTTTTTCTGTGCCATCCCCAGAACGTCGTAACAGCCGCTCCAGGTCTTGTAAAACACATCCCGGTCATGCTCC